TCGGAACTATGCTTTACGCACAATGACAGGGCCAGGTCAACCTACGGCAGAGGCTTTGTCGTCCACTTTGTTTAGTTTAGACCCTAACGCTCAAAGACAAGCACTGCTTCGTCTTCAGAGCTTAGACCAACTGTTACGACAAGAAGCTGCTCGTGCTGGTGGTCAATCTGGAACAGTAATTGGAACCCAATCAGGACTTTTAGGAGAGTAAAGTGTCCAAGACTAAAATCTCTGAGTTTTCCTCAGACCCCGCTAATAACACCGACATTGACGGTATTAACATCGCAGAGGGGTGTGCGCCTTCTGGGATCAATAACGCTATTCGAGAGCTAATGGCCCAGTTAAAAGACTGGCAGTCAGGCACGTCTCTGGATACGTTTAACACCAACTACATGATTGCTACTGCGGTAGACATCAATGGTGGTGCTATTGACGGTGCGACTATTGGCGCTGCTTCTGCCGCTGCGGGTACGTTTACAACCGCAACTGCTACGACGGTCAACTCCACAACCGTAGACACAACCAACCTTGAAGTCACGAACATCAAGGCCAAGGACGGTACGGCTGCGGGTTCTATTGCAGATGCTACAGGTGTAGTGACGCTTGCGTCTTCTGTGCTGACCACGACGGACATTAACGGTGGCACTATCGACAACACAACTATTGGCGGCTCTACTCCTGCGGTTGGTTCGTTTACGCAGGTAAATGCAGATAACCTCCGACTGGATGGTAATGCACTCACCTCTACAGACACCAACGGCAACATTGACCTAACGCCTAACGGTACTGGTGAAGTCAACATCACTAAGGTTGATATCGACTCTGGTGCTATTGACGGCACTACCATTGGCGCATCTTCAGCCAGCACAGGTGCGTTTACTACTCTGTCTGCTAGTTCTACTGTCACTCTCTCAGGCGGCACTGCCAACGGTGTTGCCTACCTCAACGGCTCCAAAGTAGTTACAACGGGGAGTGCGCTTCAGTTTGATGGGACATTATTTTCTAGCACAGTTGCCGACAACACCATTGGGGTGAAGTTTAAAGCCGCAACAAGCAACATTCGTTTTGTGCCGCAAGATAGTGGTGTGGCAAAGATTGCTACACTCAATGCTGCTGAAAGCGCTTGGTATCCAATGGCGCTGCAAGGGTCAAACCTTCAGTTTGTAATTGACACATCCGAACAAATGCGCCTAACCTCCACAGGTCTGGGCATCGGGACGAGTTCGCCTGCTGGTATTTTTAACATCAAAACAAGCAATGGTCAGTTCCTTGTGCAAAACGGCACAAGTTCTAATCAAATGCGAATTAGTGCGTTTAACAATGCAGGAAATGCCAATGCCGCTTTAATTTTTGAAGGCTACTCTAGTGAGTACGCAAGGTTCGACTCCTCCGGCAACCTCGGTTTGGGAGTTACTCCGAGTGGCACACGAAAACTTCAGATTGAAAGCACTGGAATCCAGCTTGGACTGACATACCCAAGTATTGCCACATGGGAATATCGAGTTGATTCTTCCGGTAATCTGAATTTCGACAAAGATACAGCGGGCAAGATGACGCTGGATGCGAGTGGGAATTTGGGTATCGGGACTACGAGTCCTAGTTCAAAGCTAGATGTAAAAGTTGCAACAGATGCCAAATTGCTTGTACAAGAAGGGAATACGGCAGGCAATGTAAAAATACAGGCTGTCAACAACGCAGTATCTTTAAACACAAATTTAGAAATAGCTGCGCTTAGTACGCAATTTTTTAATGGCGGCTCCGAACGCATGCGTATCGACTCCAGCGGTAACTTGCTCATCGGCTATACAAGTTCAAACGGTGCTTATCTTCTTCAGGTTAACAGTCAAATCTTTGCAACTAACGCAACGATTGCAACATCCGATGGTCGGTATAAAGAAAACATTCAATCACTTGATGGCGCACTCAATCTTGTGTCCCAGCTAAACCCCGTTCAGTTTTCTTGGAAAGAGCATCCTGTTCACAACTTTGATCTCTCTGGGCCAACCATCGGATTTATTGCTCAAGAGGTTGAGCAGGTTCTTGCGGACAAGCCTTATCTCAATAGCATCATCAAGCGTAACGAGTGCGTTATTGAACCAGAGGAAAAAGATGCCGAAGGAAATGTAACCAAAGAAGCGGTTACAGAGGAATTCTTGGGCATTGCTGAAGGTAATATGATTGCGTTATTGACTAAAGCAATTCAAGAACAGCAAGCCATCATTGAATCACTCAAATCCCGCCTAGATGCGGCTGGCCTATAACCGAAAGGAAACTAACATGGCAACTTTTACTTGGTCTATCAATCAAATGGATCGTCTTACATCAGACAATTTTGTTGTGACGGTTCATTACAATGTCTCAGCAGTTGATGGTGACTACAGTGCCAGCACCTACGGCACAGTCTCCTATACGCAAGAATCTGACAACTTCATCCCCTTTGAGAATCTCACACCTGAGATCGTCACTGGCTGGGTGAAAGAGTCACTCGGTGAAGAGACTGTGCAAGCATCGCTGGCTTCACAGATCGACGCACTGAAAAACCCTGTTCAGGTATCTGGACTGCCTTGGAGCAACTAATGGAAGTCACCCTCAAACTCACAATCGACGAAGTGAATGCAATCCTGCAAACCCTTGGACAGTTGCCCACCTCATCAGGTGCTTGGCCTCTGGTAGTCAAGATCAAGGAGCAGGGCGAGTCGCAAGTTCCCAATGAGACTGCCTCTTAAGCTGCTCGTTTTCTCCGCTGCTGCTCTCGTATCTCTGGCGGGATACGAGGGCTACAGGGAGGCTGCCTACACTCCGGTGAAGGGCGATGTACCTACGATCGGATTCGGGACGACCGAGGGTGTAAAACTGGGTGATAAGACCGATCCGGTCACTGCGCTCAACCGCAAGATTCGAGACATCCAACGCTTTGAGGGTGCGCTCAAGTCTTGCGTGACCGTTCCCTTGGCTCAACACGAATACGATAGTTATCTGAGTCTGGCATACAACATCGGGCCGCAAGCGTTTTGCTCGTCTACCCTTGTCCGCAAACTAAACACGGGTGACTACGCAGGCGCATGCAAAGAGATTCTGCGGTGGGATAAGTTTCAAGGAAAGTCTTTACCTGGTCTGGTTAAACGCAGACAGAGTGAGTACAATCAATGTATTGGTCAATAGCAAGATATGCGCTGGCAGGTGGCTTAGGCTTTCTTGCTGCTTGGCAGGTTCAAGAGTGGCGTGTAGGTTCTGAAGTAGAGCGTATCCAAAAAGAGTACGCCCAAACCCAAGCGGAGCAAGCAAGACTGGTTATAGAACAGTCAAAAGCCTCTGCTGACAAAGCCAAGAAAATCATTGAAGGGAAAAACCGTGAGATTGAGTCTATCACTTCTCAGTATGACCTTATTGTTGGCGAGTTGCGCCAGCGCTCCAGTCGTGTGTCCGACGCAACCCATTGCAAAGGAACCACTGGGGCCGAGCTATCAAGAGAGGATGCAGAATTTCTTGCGGGGGAAGCTGCCAGGGCAGACAAGCTCCGGTCAGCCTTAAACGCATGTTATCAACAGTACGAGGCCATGTATGACAACCGACGCAACTAAACACGCTCTTGATGCCGTTTCTGTGGTAACGGTTGTAGGAACCTTAGCCGACATCCTCCCAGCCGTTGCAGCCCTGTTTACCATTGTCTGGACGGGGATCAGGATAGTCGAGACACACACGTTTCGTAGCATCTTCAGACTCAAGCCAATAAATAAAGAGTAATCATGCGCCTCACGTCAGATTGCTGCCGTGTGATGTATGAATTCCTGATCCAACTCCCTCCTATTCGAGGGTGGCGCTGCCCTCCATCCCAGTACGTTAACTTTTCAATTGTCCGAGACCCCACCATGTACGGGGACTACTCGCCTGACCCCCACACGATCAGACTCTCCTCGAAGAAGATCGCCCACCTTGATACTGCGCTGAAAACGATGGCGCATGAGATCGTCCACCTCAAGCTCTATAAAGATAAGTCTCCGGTCTGGGATAAGCATGGCCCAGAGTTTCAAGCACTAGCCCACGATGTCGCCAAGACGATGGGCTGGGATCACCTAGAGTTCTGATGCCATATAAAGACCCAGCAATTAGGAAGGCTAAACAGGCTGAGTACTCTAAGAAGTACTACCTCAGAAACCGAGAGGTCAGCCTAGAGCGCACGAAGAAAGGAAAAATCCTTACCTACACAAGGTGGGCTGAGTACAAGTCCACTCTCTGTTGCGTTTATTGCGGTTATAACGAACATCCTGCCGCCCTAGACTTCCATCATGTCATCCGTCAACCAGACAACGAGAAAATCTACAAACTGGCTGCGAACAACTCCTGGAAGCGGTTACGGGAGGAGATAAAGAAGTGCATAGTGCTGTGCGCCAACTGCCACAGATACTTGCACAATGACGTAGAATTCGAGAATAAGGTGTTGGATAAGGTCAGGGATCAATTCAAGGTAGCACTGAAAAAGGTACACAAATGAGCATCCAACAACAGATTGAAATGCAGGAAAGACTCTACAATGTGATGCGTGAAGACTTCGTGGAGAAGGATCGCTACATCGCCCAGCTAGAGGGTGTAGTCCATAGCCTGCTGAATAAGGTCAAGCGTCGGGATCAGACGATTTCCGAACTGCGTGAAGCTGTAAGATCACTGACTTCAACTCAGCCGTAAGCGTCTCTCCGTGCTTCTCCTCAAACTCGGCTAACCATCCTACTCGTCTGCGTTTAGGCATGTTGAGCAGGTGAATAGCCAGCCCGTTCATCTTCCACTCGTGGTCAGCTTTGATCTTGTTCATAAGCTCCTCTTTGGTGAGCGTCTGAACAATCGAGCCTTCCCCTGATAGCTCACCTCCAAGTCCCCCGTCTCCAAGAGTAAGTTGC